AATAAGTCTATTGGTGCAGGACTTAATAAACACGTACCTAATATGCGAGATGAGTTTTTAACTCCATTTGATTCTCTGTTTGATAAAATGGTAAATCAAGCATTTCCAAGTTTTGGCCAAGAATTTGGTGTCAATTTCTTCGGAAATAGTTCATACCCGAGAGTTAATGTGGCAGATACACCAACAGATGTAAGAATTGAAGCAGAAATCGCAGGTCTATCAAAAGAAGATGTATCAGTTGAATATCAAGAAGGAATGCTTACAATTGCAGGTGACAAAAAAATAGAGACAGAAGATTCTGAAGTAAGATATGTATACAAAGAGCTCAAAAGATCATCTTTTAAACGATCTTTTCGTGTGGACGATAATACACTAGATGTAGAAAATATTTCTGCGAAATTTGATAATGGAATTCTAAATGTTCTTATACCAAAGAAAGAAATATTGGAAACCAAGTCAAAGAAGGTAAAAATATTATAATAATTTAACAAAATAAACCTAAAACTAAAGGGGGTAAGTAAAATTACCTCCTTTTTTTATAATTATATTATATTTATAGAAGTAGAAAATACGCATTTTTATTAAAAGAGGATATATATTATTATGAAACTATTTACGCTAATAATTGGGGGATTGGCATTAGCAGTAGCTGGAACAGCTGCGTTCTTTTCAGTCAGAGGTATTGGATTGTTATTCGCAGGAGCATCTATAGCTGCGATGGTGATGGCAGGAGTTCTTGAAGCAGGAAAACTTGCCATGACATCATTTTTATATCGTTACTGGGAAAGAATTCCACGTGCCTTAAAGTGGTATTCAACAATTGCAGTCATAGTTCTTGTAGGCATAACTTCGTTGGGTATTTATGGGTTTTTAAGTGATGCTTACGATGACACACGTTCGCGGGTAGAAATGCATGAAGCAAACATTGAACAATTAAACAAAGAGATAATAGTAATTGAAGAAGAAATTGTTACTTTAAAAGATACAAGCAATAAGGTTGATGATAAAAAACAAGATACTATTGTTGGATTTCAAAAAATATATGACGACTTTGTAGATGATAGAAGAAAACGACAAGAAAGTTTAGCAGAAAGATATAAAACAGATACACAAACTAGACTTGATAGACGACAACAATTATTAGACAGATTGTCAGTATTAGATAAGGCAAAGAGTGATCTTGAAGCAAAAAATAGTTTTTTTGTTGATACAAAAAAGAAAGTAAAAGAACTTCTTGAAATGCAAAAACCCGAGAGAGACTCAATTTCATCGTCACTTACATCGTTAACAACCGAAGAAGAAACTGCAACTAAATCATACAATGAAACTATAAAAAGATTAGATGACGAAATTCAGAAAGAGTATGAAGTTTTCGTGGAAAAAGTAAATGGATTACGTGATACTTCAAAGGAAGTAGATACTGCACCAATCATTGATGGTCATTATAGCAAAATTAAAGAAAATCAAGAATTAATTTTAAAAGAAAAAGAATCTATTAGAGCAACTGATATAGGAAGTTTTAAGTTCATCGCAAAATCATTCAATCAGGAAGTTGATAATGTAGTAAAGTGGTTTATTATCGTAATAGTATTAGTATTTGATCCAGTAGCAGTTGCACTTGTACTTGCATATAACATAATGGTAGGTGGTAAAATTACTAGAGACGAAGAGTTACCCAAAAAAAAAACTGGATAGATGATCTTCCATTTGCTGATAGATTTCAAAAACCAGGTGATTTTGAAAACGATTTATTAGAAGAAACTCCAACACCGATTCCAACACCGACTCCAACTCCCACGGAAACTCCAACACCGACTCCAACTCCCACGCAAACTCCAACTCCAACACCAACTCCCACGCAAACCCCAACTCCCACAGAAACTCCAACACCAACTCCCACAGAAACTCCAACACCAACTCCAACACCAACTCCCACAGAAACTCCAACTCCCACAGAAACTCCAACACCAACTCCCACAGAAACACCAACTCCCACAGAAACTCCAACTCCAACTCCTAGTGGAAAACCAAAATCAACAAGGTCGTATAATAGAGATTTGGATAACAATGTTACATCAACCCCAATGTATGATACTGAAACTCCTGACTCAAAGGGACCTTATTATGTACCATGGAAAAAGACATCAATGGATTTATACAAAAAAACAAAAGAAAATTCAGATAAAGAAAATTTAAGTGCACGGATTAGATACAAACCTATGGATGGTTATATTCCTGGTAGTACAATTGGAAATGTACCAACCGAGGATAAATCTAAAAAAGATGAAAAGAAAGATAACTAATATATTTTATTGACATAATTTTTTTATTTAGTATATTATTACTAATGTTTGAATTTATTTTAGAACCTCATTTATATGTGGGTGTCTTTGTTGTATTGTTGATTTTAGTGTATATGTGCTATAATTTATACAGAAAAGTTATCATATATGAAAACTGGGCAACAAGTATCCAATCTAAAATAAATAAATTACAATCCGATATAAAAGATATAGATGCTAGAGAAATTTTTGAAAAAGACGATGAAGTTGGATTCATATATACCGATGTATCAAAAATAATAAAAGATATAGATACAATGGTAGAGGAATAACAAAAAATGGACGATGAAATAAAATTAAAAAAGAAAAGAAAAAAGAAATCAAAAATTTACTTTGGAAAAGATACTGAACTTGCGATTATCGAGTATAATAAAACTGATGATATAAAAAAGAAAAACCAAATATATAATGATCAAATATCATATGCATTTGATAAACTTGCGGAAAACATTTTAAATACTTTTAAATTCTCTTACTTTCAATGCAGTCATTTAGAAGTTCAACAAGAAGTTGTAAGTAATTTAGTAAGTAATATTCACAAATATAAGCCAGAAAACGGAAAAGCATTTTCATATTTTAGTATAATTGCCAAGAATTTTTTAATATTATATAATAATGGTAATTATAGAAAGTTTAAAAAACATGTAAGTGTTGATGACGAAGAAAGTCCTAATGTAGAAATGGAACTTAGTTCTATTCCTACATCAGTTCAGGGGAAAAAAGAATTATCTGAGTTTTTTAAATTAATGATAGATTATTGGGATACCAATATTGAAAAATTATTTAAAAAGCAACATGAGTTACAAATAGCATATGCAGTTTTAGAAATATTCAGGTATTCAGACAGAATTGAAAACTTCAATAAAAAAGCATTATATCTTTATATAAGAGAAATGACTAATTGCAAAACTCAAAATATAACAAAAGTTGTTAATAAAATGAAAGATCTTCAAAAGAAGATACAAATTGAATATAAAGAAACGGGATACATAAAAATAGATTAATAGACTATTATATAAAAAATATGTATATCCATATTTATATTTATGGAAAACGATAAAGAAATTTTTGCAGGAAAAACATTCTCATCACTGGCCAAAGATATATATTTTAATTCGTCCAAAAAATCAGCACAAATAGAACAACTTATAAAAGATCTTAGGTTGATGATAAAAGACGCAGGAAGTGCAACTGTAATTGCACCAATGATTAAGGATTACTTGGATGTATCAATAAAAAACGATGACCAACTTGTTAAATTATCAGCAGTATTGCAAAGATTTTTATCAACAAGCAATTCGGGAGAAGATTCCGTTTCGGGTGGACTTACTGATTTTGAAAAAGAGGAACTCTTAAATTCAGTAAAAAGTGAACTTAAAGACATTAAAAGTTCGGATAATATTATAGAAAAAAATATAAACAAATTGACCAATATGGATAAATCCGATGGCTTACACGAAGAAGAACATAAAGAATAACCAAACTGAACTACTAAATAGTGAATTAGTAACTAGAAGAAAAAGTCTCCAAACAAAAGGAGATTCAGAATTTTTTTATGAATTAGAAGCTGCCATTGTAATTGATGTAATTCGTGACGAAAACCATCCTATATTTAAAAAGAATCCTCCGAAGGTAGAAAAGTCTACATGGCCTAATGAATTCAGAAACGCATCCGAAAAATATAACGATCCAACCAATTCTGATTATTCTTGGATAGGAAGAATCCGTGTCAGAATGATAAACAGTCAACAAAAACAACCAGTAAAAACTCTTGATTGGGTAACACCAATTGAAACTGGTGTTTATGAATATCCTTTGTTGAATGAAGTCGTTATTATTTCAAAATATATGGGAAGACTTTATTATACCCGTAGACTTAACACACGAAACTTTGTAAATAATAGTGCCGACTTTCAACATGAAATAAGGTATGGTCAACTTGGTCCTATAACAAAAAATGTAAGTCCTGGATCAATAGACAATGCTAGAAATAAATCTCATTTGTGGCCTGATTCAAATAGATACGCAGTAACTGTTGATTCTAAAGAAGACGTTTCTTATTTAGGCAAATACTTTAAAGCAAACAATAAAATAAGACCACTTATGCACTACGAGGGTGACACTATAATCCAAAGTCGTTTCGGAAGTAGCATACGATTTGGTGCATACGAAAACAATCCAGATGTGGACATTGGAACTTCGTTTGGATATGGAGAGTCATATGATGACAATTTAGGAAACCCTATGATTTTAATAAGAAATCGTCAGAAAGTAACAAAAGAAAATGAAACAAAGTTTCAATATAATATTATAGAAGATGTAAACGAAGACGGAAGTTCAATACAAATAACTTCAGGACGAACTTTATCTAAATTTGTACCCACACTGACTCACACATATGATCATGTTCCATATGGCCGTAGAGGGTGTATTCCGAAATCATACAATGGGCTTGATGGCATAGCAAGAAGTAAAATTGGAAACGGAAATACATATGTCCGTTCAAATATTATAGACAGACGAAATCGTAACTAATCATGACAACAACTACATCAAATTGCGAAGCTTGCAAAAATCAAAACGATTCTTCTTATCTAAGTAAACAAGAAATAGGAAAATTTGCATCTTCTGGTAATTTCGGAGGGGCGATGGGAGCATCGTTAGGGATGGTAATGGATAAAAAAACAGCTAATAAGTTAGGTGGGCTGATGTCAAAAAATTCTACTTCAAATTTGTTAAAATTAATAGATACACCTGGTACAAATAAGCAAAAAGAAAATATGTCAAGTAATCAAAAAATGACACACTTGATAAGTTCGGTGGGTCTTGGTAATTTTTCATTAAACTCTGATTACGAAAATGGAATAATAAACTCTGTTTTAAATGCACGTGGTCAGTCGTCAAGTTTTTTAAGAAACTCAGACACAGGTTCGTCACTAATAGCCGCAACCTCACTTGGTATTGATATACCGAATGCAGATATGCTTGGTATAGGTTCTGACGAAAGTTTCATGTTTAAAATTCTCAAACTAGCTGCATTTGGTTTGAAATTGTTATGCGCTACGTTAGCAGATAAAAAACGTGGAACAGGACCTAACGATTACTCCTCGGATACAGAAGAGTTGCTAGGTTTATTGTTGTTACTTGGTCTTGGTGGTATTTTAGGTTTATTAGCAAGACTACTTTCTATATTTGATAAACTACTTGGACTTTCCAAAAATTTCTCATCATTTGGCATTCAGGATCTTAATATTGGAAATATGTTGGTAGACTTATGTGATTGGGTAAATAACATGGAGTTTGGTTCAAATACAATCGATATGTTTAGAGATTCTTTTGATAAGACATTATCCAACAAATCATTGACTAATTTAGTTGGAAATAAACTTATATCAGATGGAACATATGATACCTATGCAAGAAATGATTTTAATTTTGATCAGCAGTTTAAATCTATTGCAGGTGACATAGATATGTTAAAATGTGATGCTTGTAAAGTTGGTACTGCGGATTTAACAATAATGGGTGGGGATAAACAATTATTTAATTTAGAATTTGACCCACGAACAGGATTTAAAAGAGAAACTGGGTTTGAAGATATTGATTTAACTAATAATTTAACAAAAAAAATCCCAACCGAAATCACAAAAACAATTGATATAAAAGAATCAACTGGTGGAATTGATTATTTACCAAAAGATGATTTGTTTGGAAACACTGATACTGAAACAGAATCTAATAACACAAGCACAGATATAAGTGATATTACAAATGTAGATAAAACTAAAACACAAAAAACTAATGTAAATACTCAATTGGGTGAATTATTAAAAAATGAAAATAAAGATAATGAAACAATTACAACAAAAAATTCTGATTCAAAAACCGTTAATCAATATATGGGAATTCCCGATGATGAAACAAATGAAACAAATACATCTGATAATAATAAAAATAATTCAAATGAGTCGGAATTAGATAAAGATAAAAAAAAGTCAGATGAAATTACTACACCTGGTGTAAAATACGAAACATCCAATAGTAACATAAAGTATAATACATATGTAGATGAAAACGGAAATATCAAAGAGCAAAAGTATGAAAAGAAATCTGATAATAAGGTAAATCTAGTTGAAGATAAAGTCCTATACACAAAACCATACGGAGGAGAACCTGCAAAAGAGGGTGACGATAAGGTAACTTCATTTCATACGGGTGAAACAATTACAAAAAATGAACTAAAAGGCACAGTTTTAGAGAATGCAGATTTAAATGCGGTTGCGTTATTACACCCAAATGATTTAAGTAATTTGAAAGACACCGATAAGGTAAATCAAACACTTGAAGAAGCAGAGAGAATTTATGATAATGCACTTGGAGAGGAAATAGAGAAGACAGAAAATTTGGTTTTAAAAAAACAAACATCTGGAATAATTTTCGGAAAACAATTACCACCAAAACTAAACGGAAATCAAATAGTAATAAATTCGGAGAGAATTTTGATGTCTGCAAAAACTCAAGAGTTTGGTATTTTCTCAAAGAGAAAGTTTTTTGTTTCAACTGATGACGAAATAACAATGAATTGCAAAGAAAGATTTGTAGTGAGAACAGACAAACACGCATCAATAGAAGCACCAACTGTTCACCTTGGTGTTTATACAACAAGAAATCACCCTTCACTCAAAGGTGATTGCACAGTTTGGTGGTTGCAAGAGTTGTGTGATTGGTTATCTAGACACACGCATAGTGACCCATGGGTAACCACAGGAACACCGGTACAGCAAGGTTGGTTGGCAAGTTTAAGGTCAAGGGCTCCAAATTTATTAAGTGAACGAATATTTATATCTGGATAGAAAGGTTACAAAAATGAAAAAAAGTGAATTAATAAAAATAATAAGAAGTGCAGTAAGAACAGAACTGAACGAGTGTTTACCAAAAATGTTGTCGGAACTCGTAGAAACAAAAAATGTAAACGACCCACTTGAACTTACTAAACGTGTGTTAGAAAATAAACAAACAGAAAGTTCTAAACCACAAAAAATATTTAGTAAAAATGAAGCATTAAACCGTGTATTAAATGAAACTGTAGGAGGAATACCGGCAGAAGGTTCACGAGTAAGTAATGGAGAAACGATGACGGATCTTAACGGAAACAATGTTGATATTAATTCCCTACCTGACCATGTGTCTAATGCACTAACTAGAAATTACAGTGATGTCTTAAAGTTAGTAGATAAAAAACGAGGAAAAAACTAAATGATAAAAGATGTACCAGTTGGCATAACAATTCCATACTCTCGTGGTAAAAATGGGTTTTTCAATCAAACCTTTTCGGATATTGAAAGAGCAAAAACAAACTTAAAGATGCTTTTGCTTACTGCAAAGGGAGAAAGACCACTAATGCCAACTTATGGGAGTGATCTTAGGTTTCTTTTATTTAATCCATCCGAAGAAATATATACAGATCTAATTAAAGAAGCAGTAATAGAGTCATCTTCTAGGTGGATGCCTGAGGTTTCTATTATTGACATAGTCGTTGATGATAAGAACATAGAGCAAACAAATTCAATAAACTTAATAATTCAATTTGAAATAGTGAATATACCAGATAGTTATGAACAACTAGAAATTACAATTGAGGAATAATAGTGGAAGATACCTATATAAAGAAATCATCAAGTAGAGATATATCCTATTCGGGAAAAGACTTTAGTTTTTTTAAGCAAAGTTTAGTTGAATATGCTAAGTCTTATTTTCCAAGTACATATCGTGATTTTAGCGAAAATTCAACTGGAATGATGTTTATTGAATTGGCTAGTTATGTAGGTGATGTGTTGTCGTATTACATAGACCATCAATTTAAAGAGGGATTTTTACAATATGCGTCTGAGAGAAAAAATATTATAAATCTAGCAAACTATTTAGGGTATCGTGTAAAAACATCGGTAGCATCAACAACAGAAATTGAAATTTTTCAATTAGTTCCTTCTAAAATAAATAATAATGGTGTGCGAGAACCTGATCTGAAATATGCACTTACTATTTTAGAAGGTATGGAAATAACTTCAAGTGACGGAGGTACTACACCTTTCAGAACCTTAAACCAAATAAATTTTTCAGAAAATACGCAAGAAAATCCAACAGAAATAAGTGTATATGAACGAGACAGTGTAGGTCAACCCACGTTTTACCTTTTAAGAAAGACTGCAATTGTAAGTTCGGGTACACTGGTTACAAAAACAATTGTGGTGGGGGAAGCATCCGAGTTTTTTGAGGTAACATTGGTTGATAAAAATATTATAGAAATCCAATCAGTCAAAGATTCTTCTGGTAATATTTACTATGAAGTTCCTTACTTAGCACAAGATACCGTTGCAATAGAAGAACCAAACGACACAAAAAATAATCCAATTACAGCGAGTTACGGAGAATCAGTCCCTTATATTTTAAGATATATAAAAACTTCCCGTAGGTTTACAACTATTGTAAATCCTGATAACACAATTACACTAGAATTTGGTGCGGGTACGGATAAATTTGATGACGAAATTATAGTTCCAAATTTAAATAATATAGGAACTACTTTAAATTCATCTAAAAATTTAGATACTGCATTTGATCCATCTAACTTTTTGAAAAGTGATAGTTATGGAACTGCTCCAAGTAACACTCAATTAACTATTAGTTATTATGTAGGTGGTGGTGTAGATTCAAATGTAAGTTCTCATACATTAAATACAATAAGTAAAATAGAGTTTTCCGACACCACCGATTATTTAACAGACTCTGAGCAAAAAATCTTGGATACTATTAAAACAAGTATTAATGTTAATAATCCACTGCCCGCAACTGGAGGTAAATCACAAGAAACTGATGAAGAAATTAGACTGAACGGACTTGCTTCATTTTCTGCCCAACATAGAGCAGTAACCCGTGATGATTATGTAATACGAACACTTTCAATGCCAGCTAAGTTCGGAAGCATAGCAAAGGCTTATGTTTCAAAAGATGGAATATTAGATACACAATCACAATTAAGTATGTTTAAAAGTTCTCTCGACGAACGAACTAAGCAAAATCCACTCGGAATTAATACTGTTTACGGTGAACTAAATAATCCGTATTCCATCAATCTATATGTATTGTCATATAACAAGTCCAAGAAACTTGTAAATCCAAACGAACTTGTTTTAAGAAATCTAAAATCTTATCTTTCTAAATACAGAATGCTAACAGATGGAATAAACATAACAAGTGCATTTATTATTAATTTTGGAGTAAACTTTGAGATTTCTGTATTTCATAATTTTAACAAAAAAGAAGTTTTATTAAAATGTATTTCCGAAATTTCATCTTTATTTAATATTGATAAAATTTCAATAATGGAGCCATTAGAAATTGGAGAAATTGAATTAAAATTATCAGATGTAGACGGAGTCAGATCGGTAATATCAGTTGAGGTAGTAAATTTAACAACTGAGGACGGAAATTATTCAGAAAATGAATATGACATAGGTTCTGCAACGGTTGGAAAAACTATATATCCTTCAATGGACCCTTCAATTTTTGAATTAAAATATCCAGAAAAAGATATTATAGGGAGGGTGGTTTAATGATAAAATTTTTATATCCTACAAAAGACTGCACATTATATAGTAAGTATGACTTATTAAATTCAGGTGCAGATGAAATACTTGAATTATCCAGTTTATATAATTCTAATAATTCTTTAGACATTGCTAGAATTTTGATTGAATTTGATCAAACAGAGTTGGATAAATTTAAAAACGAAAGTTGCAAGTTCTTTTTGAATTTAAAAATAACAGAAAAGGTAGAATTAGATGAATCTATAATTATTGAAATATTTCCATTAGCAGTGGGTTGGACATCTGGTAAAGGAAGATTTTCTGATACTGAATTCAACTACAAGGGAGCATCCTGGTCACACAGAAATAGCAACGGAGAACCATGGAAGGATACCCACTCAGAAATAGAAGATGGTGGGGGCAACTGGTATTCACAAATACAAATAGGAGAATATAAGAAATCATTAAGCAGAGAAGTATTACTTACGGATAGCAATAAAGATATAAGAGTTGATATTTCTGATTTAGTAAAGTTGTGGACTTCAAATAATTTAGAAAATAATGGTCTTATTTTAAAATTTAAGGACGACACACTTGGGAGATTTGGAAATCTAAAGTTTTTTTCAAATGATACAAATACTATATATGGACCTTATCTTGAGGTAGGTGTGTTTGATTATATATTTGATGTAAATGAAAACAACGAGGATGAAAACACAGAAAACATAAATTCGGGATCACTTGACTCGGGATCACTTGACTCGGGATCACTTGACTCGGGATCAAAAGACACCCAAGACTCTACTAATAAAAAAAGTAGTAAATTATTGAATATACAAAGTGATAATATCATTCCAACAATTCAAAACATAAAACAAGATTACTCTCTACACGAAAAAAGTAGAATTAATGTTCTTGTTCGTGAAGAATATCCTCAAAAAAAATTCATAAATCAATTTAGTCCTGAAAATAAATTATATACAAAATTAGAATTATATTATTCGATAAGAGATGCTGAAACAGATGAAATAGTTTTCGATTTTTCTGAGTTTAGTAAAATAAGTTGTGACAACAATGGACATTTTTTTAATGTTGACTTTGGGTGTTTAAAACAGGGTAGATACTATAAGTTTTTAACGAAATTAAAAACCAAAAATACAGAGCAAATATTTAATGACTCTCGTAGATTTACAATTAGTAGGTAAAATAAATGAGTGCGGAATTACCAAGTTATATAAAAAAATTCGATATCGACCAGGATAAACTATCAGATTTTTTTGATAATAAAGAAACCTTCGGTGGTAGTAATATATCAATTAATACAAATGAAGTTACTGTAGAAAATTGTTTTATAGCAGTAACTCAATACAAGAAAAGTATTTCGGAGGGTCTTGTGGAACAATTCTATGATACTGAATTTAATCATTTTAAAGACGAAATAATTGATACTGAATCTGATCTGGAAATAGATGAACAATCTGTAAATGATTTACTCGAAAATCAAAACCAAATGGAAAATATACTTGAAAATCAATTAGATGAATTGACTAAAATTCTTGAACTTGAATCTCAAAAAAATATTAAAATTCAGGAAGAGGCAGAGCAAAATTATCTAGCTACAAAGAAATTAATAATTGATATGAGAATTAAAAACAAAGAGGGAACTGACGAGTCAGACTTTAGTGATGCATTTCCATTTGAACGCAAAACAAATGAAAATGCAGATAATTTTAATCCGTCTCCATATGTAAAAGAACCATAAAAAAAGTAAAAACTGGTTATGAGTAATTTTTTTAAACATACATATATCCCAAAAACTGATAATTCTTTTATACGTGGAAATCTTATCTCTCCTGAGATTTTTAAAAAAATTTCCGATGGTAAGAGTTATGATTATTCAAAATTTGGAATTAACACAAAGGATGTTATAGAGTTTTCGGCTTATTCTAACGAAGGTGATCTTGTAGGTTGGAAAACAATAGAACAAACACCCGTTTACTCTTCAACCGATATTGAGTATACAGATTACGAGGGAAATACTACCAGAAAAAGAATATCAACACTTGATTCATTATATCCAAAAACAAAACAAGGTGGATTGATAATTTCACCAAGAAGTGAGTTATTGGATTTAGGAATAACTGATGGGTCATTTAAATATAAAATTTCTTTCAGAAACGATATTGTTGGTTCATATGAAAATTCTACAAAACTAATAATAGAGGAAATATCAAACGACAGAACAGAATTAAAAGCAATTCCATCTGCATTGAAAGATTCTTCATCACCAGACTCAGTTGCATTTAATTTTGAATATACTAACTTTTTACAAAAGAATGTATTGGTTGCTCATGTTTTTAATAACATTGATTCTTTTCTAAAAAAAGAAGATTTTATTTCGGAAATTAAATCCGAAAACATTAAAAATAAAACATCTGACTATGATTTTTATATAAATCTTATTAAAAAAAATACTAATTTTAATGAACTTCAGATATTAAAAGAACTTGATAGTTTATACACAAATATAAAAGTGTTTTACAATTCATTGATATTCTCACAAATGAATGACGTGTTTAGTAAAGAAAGGTTCTATTCAGAGTATGTAAATTCCGTAGATTATTTTATATCAAAATATCCTTATTTTTTATCCGGTTCGTATGAAAGAGAAAAACTATTCTTTAAATATATGCTAATCCAAAAGTTTGATTTGGATGCTCTAAATCTTGTTTTCTATAATCGTTTTGATAAATACCTTTCAAATATTGCTAATTTTGGAAATGGTTTATCTGTACCTTTTTTAAAATATAAAAATTCTGTTGATGAAACGAAACCCGATAATACAAATAATTTTATTTTATTAAAATTTATTGAACCTCTTCCGGCATGGGTAGACTTAAATTTAAAATTTTATATTTCAAAAGATTGCTATGCTGATGATATAGTAGGAGATATAAATTTAGTTACACCTATTCAAAGACAAACTAATAAACTTAGAGGTCCTATTCTTAACTACAAAAAATCCACCCGTGAATCTACACACGAATACTCACTTTCCGGTAAAAACCCATTACTTAAAGATGAGGATTTACAATCTGCTACTGATTTTTTTAAGACTACATCAAAAGAAATTGATAATTTAAATGTAGATTATTCTGACTTTAAAAACTTTGTACACTTTTCATCTGCACGAAAAAGAATTGACAATTTTGTTTTAAAACTTACTAGGATTTCTAAAATAAAATTTAAGATATTAGAGAAAAATAAAGATATTATAAATTTAACAAGGGAAATGGAAAATGGTATAGTTGACTCGGTAAAGGGGGAGAATAGTATACAAATAATTAGAAACCAAGATATAAAAAATTTAGAAGATAAAATTACAGATGAAATCAAAAACTTCAATTCATATGAAAAGTTTTTATATTTTGAAAATGATGAAAATGCTTGGCCTAGAGATACACTACTTAACATTTCTGGATTTAAAAACGGTGTAATTGGAGCAAATGGTATCTACAAGATCCATCTTTCAGTAAAATATGACTTGGATAAAGTTTTTTTAAACGAACTTGATTATAGTTGGAAAATTATTTGGGACCCAATTGTATTTAAGTGGAAACTTTTTAATGAAACATTGGGCTTTCACATTTATTCAAACAATACAAATCTATCTTCAGGATTTACTGCGAATGAAGATAATAATATTGGATTTGAAAACCAAAGTTCAAATTTTAATAAAGTATTTTTAGATGAAAAATTTATAGAAAACGAGCCAACAGAACCACCACAATTAATTTCTGATGACATAAATGTATTCATGAAATCAGATGGATATGCTTGGTATAAATCAAAAGCACGACAGGCAGAATTATACGATAAAA